ACAGTGAAGGAACGCGAGAACGCTACGCGGGAACGCTTGAACAATGGAAAGGTGGCATAGTGAGTAATCCATTCTCTATCCGTTACGCCTGCCCCGTATGCGGGGCGGACATTGGGCAACCTTGCACGGGCGTTACGTATGTAGGCCCAGGGGGCTATTCATACATCACCGACCCGCCCAACGGCTACCACGTGAGCCGGTACCCCGCTATCACCTACCGATCCGATAGTGACGGGGCGACGATGCAATTCCTAACCGATCTAATCGTTAGGGGGAATGGCTAATGTACGAGGGCTACAGACACAACCCAGATCTAATGGCGCGCAAGCGTGTCGGCGGGTGGCTGCTTGAATGGCACCCCTCTCGACCTGGCCTATGTTGGGCGATCCCTGAATACCTAAAGACATTCCGCCAATGCGAGTCGGGGGTTATGTACGACGACGGGCGGATAGCTTGGGATACGCATTGGGGCGTTCCGCAGTATGTCAAAAGCAAGGTGTCGGCGTTTATTATCGAGTGCCAACAGAAACACAACACAACAACAGAAGCAGAAAGGGGCTAGCGGTGATCATCGCAAGCATCAGAACAGAACACCCCGATAACGGGGTCGAGATTTGGAAACGCACGTTTCCCCAATGGGCAGAGGCGCAAGCGTTCGCAGACCTAGCAATAGGGCGACCCGACAATAGCAACAGAACGCCGGTATTCATCGGGTTGTTCGACACTGAAACACACACAGCGCAGGACTACTACTTGCAAGGGGCAGAACAGTGACAGAGAAACGCCACTGCACAGAGTGCAATTACCACCTAGACGGATACGCCGAGAATGAGACTCTATGCGGAGCCTGTCTCGACCTACTTACCAATAACAACAAGCCTGAAAGGGGCGAAACAATGGAAACAACAACAGACAACCTCACCGAGGAGCAAGCCCTTGACCTTATGTGGTCATTCGCGCGCAAATTTGGGTGGAAAGGAACAATGTTTACCCGCGACAATGTACGGCAAGCGATCATCGACGAACACGGCGAGAGTGAAACACTCAACGACAAGGTGATCTCCGTGATGAAAACCCGTATGTGGGCTAAAGACCTGGAGGAGGCGATAGCCCGCGAAGGTATGGAATGTCTCTACGAGGCTATCTATGCCGCCGAGAAAAGCGGTGAACGGCCAGAAGAAGTAGCCATCGAAAACGCATTTGCTAACGCATTGGAAAGGGGCGAGTAATGGAAACGCCAGAAAAAATTGTTTATTTCGTGGTAGCAGTGGATCTTTCCACCGGCACCAAATACATCGACGATGAAACGCTAACGGCTAGGTTCCCTAAAGGCGATGAGAGCTACGAGGAATACACGCAAGCGTTAGCCATTCTCAACAACTCAGAATGGGGCAAGCAATGAGGCACGGCACCTACGTCATACCGCCTCACGGCTTGCGCCGTGTGTGGCGTGTCGAGATCTGGGAACACGGCACCTATGTGTGCCGACGGAACTACCGCAGAAAACTCGACGCTATTACGGCGGCATCGGTCTATAAAACACAAGTAGAAAGGGCGGAGCAATGACCCGCAAACATTCACCCAACCACCCCGCGGTTAGATCGTGGCACGGAGAGCCACGGCAGACCGTGAGACAACGCACCCAGGCAGTACGGGAAAGGCAAGGTATCCGCCACCGTGACGGAAAGACCGGTGACCGTGTTGTGATCGGGGCTAGCGCGTTCATTCTCGCTATCGGCCTAGTCGAGAGCTACCCGTGGGTGGCAGTGTTGTTGGGCGGCGTGACGTTCGTGTGTGCGTGGCCGTGGATCCGTGAAACTATCGAGGAGGTTAGACAGTGGCACTGATAATCCGTTTATCGTGCGACAAGTGCGAGGGCGAAAGCTTGACCGTCACCATCGGAACCTCAACCGATGCCCGCGTTGATGCGTTCAAGTACGGGTGGTACTGCACCGGCAAAGAAGATCTATGCCCCGTGTGTATGGGAAAGAACCCCGACTACTACACCGCAGAGCCGTTCTAATGCGTCTCCTAGCCCGTCTCAGGCGGCCAACGGCACCGCGCGACCCTATCCAACCTAACCCCAGGCAGAAGCTAGGGAATACCGGTTGGGTGATCGTTCAAGAGTCTCTATCGGGGCGACCAATGCGATGGTTCGGTTATCATCGGAACGACGTATGGCGGTGGTACGGCAACCCCGCACGGGCAGAAGTGTTTGATACTCGACACGCTGCTGTGACCGCCGTAGAAAATTGTTCTGTTCAGTATCGGAGTGTGTATCACATCACGAAACTAGAACCGTAGCGGTATGCTACCCTTAGATCGGCCCCGCCTAGCGTTCCCCCTTCCGCTAGGTGGGGCTTTCTATTTGCGCCACCTGATCGGTTGGGCCACTCGCACGTGTTGTTCGCGTTCTTTCGGGGTTAGGTTGCCCCAATACCCCTCACGCCTACCGGTCTCCGCCTCAAATGCGAGCTGATAGTTCAAGCATTGAAGCGTGACCGTGCAAGCATCGCAGTATTGTTTCGCTGCTGACCAATGAATACGTCGTACATCACCGGAAGGTATCTCAGGGAAAAACACTTCAGGTTTGTTGATGCCGTGGCAGGCACCTTTGGTTTTCCAAGAGTCGTCGGGCGTGTTCATTCAGTATCGGAGCGACTTTCTCTACTCGACACGTTCTCTTGATCTTCTTTTGTCTCAAACAAGCGGATAGCGTGAACGCAAGGATCTAAACCTTGTTCCCATTGTTCTTCTTCATCGGTAAATGGTAGGCCATCGTGGGTTGAGCAAACTGTTTTGCTTGCCCAACCCTGGACTATGCCGTACTGCAACCACTCATCAAAAGACATCGGTGGTTGTTCTAGCATCAGAACGGGTCTTCGTCTGCCTGAATTTGACGTGCGCCAGGGAACACCTGACCAACTTGTGCCATTACCTTTTCGGTTTGGTCAGCAACCCACGAATTCCAACGGCAAGACATACCAACTTCGTCAGCAATCAACTTGACTGACTTACCTTTGGTGCCGTCTTTCTTGGTGAATTCTTCCTGTTCGTAACGACCAACAACAATGACAGTTGATCCTTTAGCGATGCTGTTCGCGGTGTGTTCTGCAAGCTTGTTGAACACGGTGATGTTGTGCCAGGTTGTTTTCTTCTTCTCATCTTTGCCGTATGTGTCAGCAATCGAGAATGTCAAAACAGCCATCCCGCTTGGGGTGTATCGCAGTTCAGGATCTTGTCCGACCTTTCCGGATACGGTGATGTGGTTACTCATTGGGTTCCCCCTCTTTCTGTAGTGGAAGTATTCTTCCAGCTTTTTTGTGACAACTGTGTGTCGGCGGGTGTATGACCGCTACGAACAAGGTTACTCTAATGTCGCAACGATTACAAGACCAAACGGTGTTTTCGTTCTTTCCTGCACGTGCGACATTCACGCCCGTTGTTCGGTCTTCTGTATGTGTTTTCTTCTGTGTATTCATGTCCGTGTGGGCAGTGGGTTCTGTTTGCATAATAGTGGCGGCCTCTGTCAACAACATCTTTCATGTTGTCGGTTTGGGTTCCGCCTTCAAGGTGGTGTGGGTTGCAGCATCGGCGGTTGTCGCATTTGTGGCGTACCACTGGCGGTGTCTCGTATGTGGAGATGTAGTGCGAGAAGCGGTGGACTGAACGGTGTTTGCCTTGGGCGTAGAACTGTCCGTAGCCGTCTCCTCTGAGTGATCCTTGCCATTCCCAACAGTCTTCGGGGTTGCCGATGTTGACTCTTGCCCAGAATCGGGTTGTGATTTTGTATAGAAACGTTTCCATACGCCGCCCTTGGTCAGCCCCGCCTGTGGAAACCTTAGCATCTGTATTTCCAGCGTTGTACTTTGGGGTGTCGAGACTTGCAGACCAGGTCTTTCAACCCGTTGCAGTTCGCTTTGATGGCTCCCCATCCCCACGGACCGACAGGCCATTTGTATTTGGTTCCTTGCCAGTGTCCTTCCCAGGCGATGTTGTCAACGACGCGAGCTTGTTGTAGTGAGTTCAGTCCTTTAGCGGATGAGGTGTTGGACCAGCGTTGCCAGGTGCCACGGGCTATGCCGAACATTCCTGTGTAGGACTTGGTGGAGTGGTTCACGTCGGAACCGGTTTCGCATTGTGCGAGGCGGCGGTAGAACGCCCACGGCATTACGAGTTCTTCGCCGTATGCCTGTGTTGTGGTTGGTGTGAGGGTGGATAGGGACAAGATGATGAGGGTTACTGCGAGTTTCCGCATTGGTTTCCTTTCGACAGGGGACAGGTCAAGTAGGGGCCATAGTCCTCCCATGGGTACTGTTATACGGATTAGGTCAGTCTAGCCTGAACAGTCTCAGACCAAAAGATTGGGTCATTCCAATCCGCAAAAGAATTCAAATCCTGCTGCGAAACCCAATAAGTATCAGCACTTCGTAGCTGTCCAACACTCATACCGGTAGCCAAATCAATCCAGCCAACCAGTAAAACCTTGTTCTCTTTCACGATGCACAAGATGTAGTCGGCAGGTTTGTCTTTCGGATGCAGGAACAGATGACCGTCTCGATGTTCTGTTGAACGTATCTGGTAGTGAGCGACATCACCTGGTAGGTCAGCTAGGCGTTTGTTGGTGGCGGGTTGCCAATGCCTATCGAACGCTTTCGCTACTGCATACTCGGCAATCATCCCGATGATGTCTATTTGCCAGTAGTTCTTACGTTCGTCTGATCCGTAGAACTGTGGCCGTTCTTTCGCGATGGATGCGATACGCCGTTGACAGCCTGCCATTGCTGCGTGGGCGAGTTCGTATTCATCTAGAGTTACGACGATTTGCACCTAGTAACCAGCCTGCTTCAACAACCCAACAAGAACCCGTGTCGGCAACACCGCATACCATTCACCAGGATCGGTAGTGCCACGCTTCTTAGCGATAACAGCACCCGTGTCTGCTTTAGCGTTGAGCATTTCCACTTCTAGTTCTTTGATCCAGCCAGCCAAATCTATTGTCTTGTGGTTCTTTACCTCAAACACGATAGGCCCACAGCCGGTGATGTCGCCCTTGTCCACGGTGCCGTGCAAAGCTCGACGCTCCGCATAGGGGAAACCGTTCTCTCGTAGGAACTTCACTACCGCAGTCTCAGCAGCAGTGCCTTTCTGTTTTGCTTTACTCACTATGGCACCCTTCGTAAAAGTCTTGACCCCAAATCTCGATGGGGTGATACCCAAGCCTGATGCACATACGGTCAGCGTTATACACATCAATGCCTTCATGCACCCAACGTTGAGCAGAGCGTTTCCCGACAGCGTTCAAACGGTCATCAGCACGGAGACGCTCCACCAAGACAGACCCATCAAGACGCAACTGAAATGTGGCGACAGGTCGGCGGCTTTTCTTGTAGTCACTGTTTGCTTTACGGCAAATCTCACACCGGCATTTGTATTTCACATAGCCGTTTCTTCCGTGGATCATCAGACATTCCACCAATCTTTGTGTTTGTTTTCCCAACGGCGGTAATACTCCTGAACCCACTGCTTGTCCTTGTTGGGTTTATTGAGCAGGGCTACAGCGTGGGCAAGGCCGTTCATTATCTCGCGCAGTTCCTTGACTTCTGCTTTCATCTCTTTCAGTTGATGTCGAAGCAAAGTGATGCGGTCTTCTAACGAGTCGATGTCATGCGGCATCGTGTACAGCCTTCCAGTATTTCTCAACTACACCAGCGCAGTTAGGGCATCCGGTGTCATCTGTGATACCTGCCAAACGAAGACCCTTCTCACATTCAAGAGCAAGGTATAAAGCCTCAGCAATCTCTTTCCAGGTGTCACGTTCGTTGGCTACTTCTGTCATCGCATTGTCGTGGTCGTCGATGTACACATAGTCCCTCACTTCTCCAACTCCTTCTCCATCGCTTGTCGAACAAGATCACGAAGCAACTGTGACCGCTTGATGCCACGGGCCTGACAAAGCAAACCAATTTCTTCTAACTGTTTCGGTGTCACACGGATACCGATGATGTGTGCCGAAGCCTCTGATGCGTCAGGGTCAACTGTTCTTTTGTTAGCCATTACATAGCCTCCGACATCTTCTTGTATGCGGTACGAAGCTTGGCAAGGTCGCCTTCAGTCCACTTCTCTGAGTCACCCAAACCAGCAGCCTTCGCTACCTCGTCGGGGTTGATGCCACGTGCCTCACACGCAGACTTGAACTGGTTCACCTGGGCGATAGATAGCAAGCCATCAGTCTTTGGTGTGGTCTTCGGGGTTGCCTTCGGTGCCGGTGTAGGTGTGTGGCTAGGGATGTCATCCCATTCCTGCTTAGTCCACAACGACAGACAGATACCGAAACGCATAGCAGCATTACGAATGAAGTCCGATGCGAGTTCTTTCAACAGGTCAGGTTTGTTGTGTGCTACTGATCCGATACCGAGACGGCGTACACCGTGAACAGTGAGCCAGCCAGCCATATGTGCCAGCCCGTTCTCGACGCGGTATGCGGGCAGGCCGTCAGCGTCAAACGCTACTGGTTCCCATGACCAGCACGGGTCAATCTCGATAAGCATTTTGGTTACGTCGGCGTGACCAACGAAGTCAAGTTGGATTCCACCCTTAGGTAGTTTGCCAACGATGCGCGGGTCAGGCACACCGTATGTGGCGAGTACATCGCCAAGTCCAATAGTTTTCTTTTCCATTATTTTTCTCCCTTCAAGAGAAAGCTACGTGTTGTTGATGTTTTTGTGAACTGTGTATGCAGTTCGGGGTACGCTTCTTTGAACGCTTTCGCGTCAAAGGTGCTGCGTTCTTGTGCCTTCCAAGTAGCAACTGTTGTACCGTTGATGGTAGCGGTATCACAGTCGCCAATCAAGTCACAGATTTCTGCTTTCAACTGGTCTTCCAACTCTTTATAGGAAGCCAGTTCGCTACGGACATGGCGAAGACGGTCAAACAAATCAGATGTCTCAGTGGGCAACTCTTGAATCTTGCTCACGCTTCGCTTGTAACGGGTAGCAATAGTTTCATACGACCACTTCACACCTGTTGGCATCATCCCCAACTCGATAGCGTTCAGCCAAGCTTCAACAGCACTGATGTGTTCAGCCATTTCTGCCGGTGTAATCACCTGCTTGTGCAGATGCAGAATCATTGACGGATCAAACACAGCCCACATCACTTCGTTGGTGTCTGCACAGATGGCTTGTTGGATGCCTTGGATACGCCAGTAGTCAGGCAGGTTGCCTTCCCATTTGCGGGTGGTGGTTTTGATTTCAAGAATCATGCGGGTGTCACCATCTTCGTAATACCCGTCGAGTGTGGAAACCATCCGCGCCCCGTTCGGTGAATCAGCGGCGAACATTTCTTCGGGTGTGATGTATGGAACACCAATCTTGTCGGCGGCCCATTCAAGAACGAATGGTTCTAAACGGTTGCCACGTTCCATTGCGGGGTTCGGTGGAATTGGTGTAGGTGCAACATCACCTAATAGTTCTGCTGCGTATGCGTCTTTCTTGACGAATGGATGCAACCCGTAGATTGCTGCCACAGCTGATGCCGACACACGCTTGTTTCCTT